CACAACTTTTCTGTGATCTTTCCAGATTTGCTTAATTGTTTCCATAGTTTCCTCCTATTTTATATTACCCCAATTAGGCCCTGATTCATAGTCTACCTTATTAGGTACCTCAAGTTCAACTGCAGATTCCATAATTTCCACTATTTGTTTAGCTTCTTTATCATCTTTTACAGAAATGTCTAGTTCATCGTGCACTTGTATATGAGGTATAATTCCTGCTTTATATAATTCTAACATCGCTTTTTTTGTCATATCTGCTGCAGAACCCTGTATTAATTTGTTTAAAGCTTTGTAAGTAAATGCTCTTCTAATCCCTGGTCCATGTTCCCTGAGTGCTTCCTCATGAGGCAATGCCTTATGAATCCCAAATTGATTTGGCTCCCACAAATGAAACCTGCATAATCTTCCAAGTAAAGTTCTAATTTTTCCTGAATCCTGCGCTCTCCTCATTACAGCATCCATCATTTGTTTAACAAATGGAACTTTACCATGATATTGTTTAAATAATTCATCTGATTTTTCTTTACTAATCCCTAGTTCAGCTTGTAATTTATTTTTTCCCATTCCATAAAATAGTCCTAAATTAATTGTTTTTGCTTGATACCGTGGAATCTCAGCCATATCAGCAACAATGGTATGAAAATCTGCATCTCCAGTTTTGTAAGCTTCTAAAACTTCATCCACTCCATATAAATTTTGTAGTGCTGCATAATGTACTACGAGTCTTGGTTCTTGTTGAGAGTAATCAAAACAGCCCCATCGGTGTCCTTCTTCAGGAATAAATAAACTTCTGATCCGTGGTCCAAGGTCTTTGTTACGTGCTGGAATTTGTTGTAAATTTGGATTAGCATAACTGAATCTTCCAGTCACGGTTCCTCCATTATCTCCACGAAGTTGATTAATCTCTGCAAAAATTCTACCTTTGTGTGTATGTTTTAATATGGTATCAATAAATGTGGTATGGGCCTTATTAATCTCACGTGCCCGGGCGATTCGTTTCACCAGTGGGTGGGGGTGATTCTGTAAAAAGTTTTTTGTAAAACTTGGAGCTTGCGTCTTAAGTGTTCGATCGTATGGTAATTTGAGTTTATCAAAAACTTGAGCGATGGATCTTGCTGCCCAAATCTGAACTTCCATTCCTGTTTCGTTCTTTACTTCTGTGAGTAACTTTTTTTCATGTTCTACTAAAGTTTTCTTTTCGATCGCTGCTTGTTCTTGATTTACACGTACTCCGAGAAACCTCATATCCACAAGGCATGGAAATAAATCTGTCTCTAATTGCCATACGGATTGAATATCTTGATGTTCAATTTCTTTTTTTAATTCTTGCCATAAGAAATAAGTAATTTCTGCATCTTTTTCTGCATAAGCTCCAACATACATCGCTGGAAGTTTATACATTTCCGCCTTCGCATCTACGCCCCATTCCTTTGCGGCTGCGTATAGAGCTGCTTCGTCTTTTCCTTGACCAATATAACGTTTAGCACAGTTATTTAAATCATAACGTAATTGGTTCTCATCTACGAGAGCAGATGCAATCATAGTATCTATAATTCTTCCTTTAATAGTTAGACCTAAAGAACGAATCCAACATACATCATACATTGCATTGTGAAATATTTTATCTGAAGGTGTATTAAGAACTTCTTGAAACCATTTTAAGACCATTTTACGATCCATATTACCACCGCCTTCGTGAGCGATTGGATAATAAGCAGACCATAACTCTGTCGCTACTGAAATTCCTACTACGTCTCCTGTTTTAACAACAGAACCTGAACCCATTCCTATATTTAAATTTGGATCTTTAGTTTCTAAATCGATTGCTATTTCGCATTCATTTTTTAAATCTGGAAAATCTTCCGGCGGGATCCACTCAGTCTGAGGTTTAAATAAAGGGATCTGCATTATTTTTTAATAATTCCCCAAAAATTTTTTTTATCTAATGGATTTTCTTCTGTGTAATCTCTTTCAATAATCATTTCAATGTAGTGAATAGCTTTTTTCAAATCTTCCCTTCCTCCTTTATGTGCGTGTCTGCAGATGTATTTTATAGCATTTCCTTCAGCAAAGAGCAACTTATTATCATTTATAAATTTACTCGGCTGAATTTTCATATTCCTATAATGGGATCCTCCAATTTGTTTTTTATATGCACTCATAAAATAATATTTATAATTAAATATAGTGTTATAAAAATAAACATGGCCATAAGAGCAACTTCATAAGGAAAATTTGTCATTTTAATTATGAGGACATTTCTTCTTCTTCCATTCACGATAACCCTTGACCCAGTTTTGATGGTCTCGATGTTTCCATCGTTTGTCCCATGCCCAATTATAAATTTTCCCGGATATTCTTTCAATCCAGGCTAGTATAGCATCTTTCATTTTACCTCCTCCATTGGAAAACATTTTTCATAATTTTTTGGTCGTACAATATGTAAATGTTCTCTTGTTCTTGTTGCCCCAACATAAAATAGACGATTTTCATCATCTTCATTTTTGTCGTAGGATTTTTTAGTGTTATTACTTAAATCAGTTAGTAAAACTACATTATCTTCTTCTCCACCTTTAACGCTGTGTATAGTAGATAATTTAATTCTAGGTTCTTGATTTAATTTCTCTCCATTTCTTCTCATGGCTTTAATATATTCAACTCTTCTCCAGCCGGCATTATTAAATGCTTCATGCCAAACCTCACTAGTTCTAAGTCCATAATCTTTTGTTAAAGAATCAATTCCATAATGAGCATCTTTTACTAATGCATGTATTTTTTCTTTTTCCCATTGGTTTGGACCCATATATTGAGATATATTTATAATTTTTTGATAGGGTAAAATATCTCCTTTTTTTAATTTTTCCCAGTCCACCGCTGCTTCCTGGATATCTTTTTCATATGATTTGGTAAATCTATTTTCATAATACAAACCTTTTTCCCTTAAGGTGTCTTCTAGTTCTTCTAGCATGTGACGAGTTCTTGTTAGAACTAACCATTTACCTGATGACATATTAATGTCTTCAAAATAATCGTACATACTTAATTCACCTTCTTTATTTTTTGGCTCCCAGTTCTTTTTTAAACGATTAGATATTCTTCCTATTATTTTAATTGCGTAATCATGAACTTTTCGTGGAATTCTAACTGACTTAGTTAAATTTAATAGTTTTCCTGTCTGTGTTATAAAAGAATCTACATCAGCTCCAGCCCATCTAAAAATAGCTTGATCATCATCACCAGCTATAAATGTATCATCCGAGCGATGCATTAAAGTACGAGCCATATCCCATTGCATTAAAGATAGATCTTGAGCCTCATCAATAAAAACTGTGTCAAATTTAGGGCATACACTAGATTTAATAAATTTTGAAATCATGTCATTAAAATCCAATAAGTTATATTCTTTTTTATATCTTTCTAATTCATTAGAAATAATTACTAGTTTATCATATTCAACATCTTGATTATGTTCATGTAAATTAAATTGTTTATCTAAAGAAATATTTCTTAGTTTAGCTAAATTTATAATTCTAAGATAATCACTTTTTGTTGTAAATAATCCTGTTTCATCTTCATCATAGTCATTATAATCTAAAGGAATATTTATTTTTTTACCTAAATCTTCATAATGTCTTTTCTGCATAACCTCTTGTTTTTTAATACCAAGTTTTTGGAAAGCTAAAGAATGTAGAGTTCTAAAATAAGGAAGGTCATCTTCGCTCAAATCAAATTTTTTAATAGCTCTTTCTTTTGCTTCATTTGCTGCTTTTTTAGTAAACGCAAAATATCCAATTTTATCCGGAGCTGTTTGTTTTAAACAATTGTCCACTTCATTAAGTAATGTATGAGTCTTGCCTGTTCCTGGGGGTCCTAATACAATTGTTTTCATTAGAACGGATCTTTAGGTTTGAGTTGTTTAGGTTTATAGGTGCTTTCTGGTTTTTCAAAAGCATCTACAATCATAACGCTTGGTCTTTTCTTTCCTATAAAAATTCTATCATCATCACACTTACAATGCTCTTTCAACATCTGCTGTGTTTCTTGCGGTTTTTCCGGCCATTTTTTTCTTTGTAAATATCCATGAAAAAATTTTGTAAATATAAAATGATGTTTACCGTTTGCTGTGTATACATTTCCTCTCATAATATCTTCTTTAGTAGTGTTAGCTGCTGTTCGATTAGTACAATATTCTTCTAAATGATCTTTTAATTGATCAATGAGTGATGATCCTTTAGGTGCTTTTATAATTTCAACATTCGCCAGTAACATATCTGTATATTTTTCAAATTCTTTTACACTAATTCTTGGTGGTTTTCTATTAGTTTGTCGAGTAACCGTTCTTCTGAAAAGCCTCTGTTCTAACAAATAATCAATATTTTCTAATTTGACTCTTTCTCCATCTACATTGACCCAATAGTAAGGCTCGTCTAAATCTACTTTCTGTAAAT